GTGCGCTTCGGCTGCGGTGGTAATGGCGTTTTTAGCCTGCCCACCGGAATCAGCCATGAGAATTTCACAATTCTTAAGGGTGAAATTGGCCGCATTAACGTCAATCGCAGCAGTCAGTTCATCAATGCCCGTCAGGTCAAAGTAGATGTTCTCGATGAGGATGTTGGCAGCGTCAATATCAATATCGGCAGTCTTGGCGGTCGTGAAGTTGATAGTAGGTCTGTCATCTCCATTCCCAAGCCCGATGATTGATACGTTGGCTACGTCAACATCAATCCCTGCTGCCGCAACAACATCTTCAGTATGACCGGGAGCTACGATAATAACATCCCCTCTTTCAGCCACACAGCTATTTATGGCTGCGTCAATGGTCAAAAAGAGATGGTCGCCGGGAACCCTACCGTCCAACCAAGTTCTTGCCTGAATACCATCTTTGGCAACGTAAAAGGTTTCTCCGGTAATCGGGCCTAATCCAAGACCGGCAATCTTGGAAAGCTGAATATTGGCTCCGGGGTCAATGTTTCTGTCTTTAATCATGTTACTTCCTCCATAGTTTTCCCCACATAAGTGGATACTAGGTTAAGGGAGCATCCCACTTATCGTAGGATGCCCCCCGTTAATTACATAACCCCCTAATACAATGAGGGTTCCACTAGGTCTTTAAGGACAGTGAGGCAATTCCTTGTCTCGACCCCCAAATTGGTATAACATCTCAAAAATGCATCCCATTCATCGTAGCTTGCCCTCTGGTGAAGCTGGCTACCGTCGAGATTTCCCCATCCCAGAGGCGTCAGTTCGTATTTCTTGATGATGTCATCCGGGAAGAAGTAAATACGATTGGGCTGGCACATCGGGTCAACAATGATTTCAAGTGACCCGTCACCTCCACTGAAGGTAAGGGTTTCATAACCTCCCTTAAGAACAGTAGGAGCGAACCTCACATCCGGCATGAGCAGGTTGGCGTATTTTCTACGCTGTCCAAGACCCATGAGAATCTTATTGGGCTTTCTGCCGCTTCGGGTTCTCGTTACGTCACAGGCATTGAGCATGAGGTCAATGGAAAGCTCACGGTTTACGGAACTGTTGGAAACGACATTTGCCGCCCACTTCGGATTGGAAGCAACGGTGATTCCCTCAAAGACAGCGAGATTGGTTCCGTCATCGAAAATACCGTCAAGGCCGGTGAACTCAACAGGCGTATCCGTGGAAGCATGGGCAAGGTCTCTTGCACCAAGTTTTACAGCGATACAACCAGAAGGCATAGTAGTCGCAACTCCGTTAGTCAGAGAAGACAAGGTAGGATGGGTGGCCTTATAAGTGGTGGCATTGGCTTCAAACAGCACCACGTTTGTTGAAGGCGTGATGGATTTGATTCTCTGCCCGAATACCGCTGAACCACTGGAACCCGGAACGGTGTCACCTGCGGAAGCGTAGAAGTCAACCAACTGGCCTTCCTGCATATAACGAACGCCAAGGTCGTTGTCGAAGGTTCCAAACCATGTATCGGCAGGAACGGTGGCGGCGGCGCTCAATCTTCCCAACTGACCGAAACCATCCCAATGGGACATGCGGTTCATATCCACTACGATAGACTGGTAGATGTCCTCGATTTCATCCGAAAGACTGTCCACAAAAGCCATCGTATTGCCCTTTGCCGATTCAATGGCGGGGCCGGTAATACGAATGGAGCCATAAATATAACGGGGATTGATTATCCCGTTATCTTTCACGCCGGTCAACGGATCAGGCAGATACTTTGATTCTGCGCGTCCGCCGGTTCCCTGCGCCCTTGCGTAACGGATACCAAACACATATCCTTTTCCGCCGGGTTTCCGGTCTGACTTGGGGAACAGGTTATAGGTAATTTTCTCGTCGTTGAACTGATTGGTGAGTCCTTCACCATATACGTTCTTCAACACATCGGTAATATTGGTTAAATCAGCATAATTCGCCATTTTTTATCCTCCTGATGCCTTTCGCATCGTTTCTGCAAATATGCGCCTTGCGTCCTTAAGCATTACCTTGGGGGCGTCCTGAGTAGGTGCGGCAGCTTGTGTGGCCGCGACCTTCGGGATACCCTCTTTGCCTTTGATATAGGCTTGGATAATGGCTTGGTCATAGGCTTCTTTCTTTTTAATCCCATCAGCAACTAACTTCTTGATGGCCTTCCTATCGGTTATATCAATGTCATTGAAAGGATTGCCTACTCCAAAGAACTCAGAAATAAAGTTCTGCTGTTCTTTGGGTATTTCCATTTCCTTAATGAGACTCTGCACCTCTCGGTCATAGGACTGAAGTGCTTGCTTTGCCGCTTCTTGTTGCCGTCTTCTTTCCTCTTTGTGCTTTTCTGCGGCCTCTTTTTTCTTCAACTGCTCTTCAAGTCTTGAAATGGTCTGTTCGGGTTCTTCTGTTGCTCGCCGTTTCTGTTCCTCTTGGTCTCTCCAGAACTCTTCATACCTGTCGAGTTTTTCAGCTTTCTTCTGAATCTCGTCAAGGCGGTCTAGGTCAACCTGTTTGCCTTTGACCTTCTTCCCGCTTTCTACGAGTTCAACCAAGTCATCAACGGACTCCAACCCGTTCTTCTCCATCAGACTCTTCGCGACTTTCAAAAGCCCCAAGTCCTGCTTGAAACGGGGGTCTTTGTGCCACGGTTGCTCGGTGGATGATTCCGGCTTTGCATCCTTCACTTCTTTTTCCGGTGACGAATCCGGTGCTGCGTCTTTTACTTCTTTTACTTCATTGGCTGCCGGTTGCGACCCGACTATCTCGCTATCATTTTCTGCCATAATTACTCTCCTTTGGTTGTTTTGTCTCTACTGTAAGATATACTTAAAGTAAAGCAATGTTACTTTCCCTTCGTGTTAACCATAATAGCCCTTAACTGTTTAACCGCTTGTCTATGGGTTAAAGGCTTTTTACTGAACTCTCTGTTTGGGCTTACTACCTTCTCCCCGCCCTTCACTTTTTTGAGACTGTATGGCATTGGTCATTCCTGTCTTTATAAGGTCTGCTTTTATCTGACGGTCTTTAACAGATACTTTCTGTTCGTCAGAAGCCATCTTCTGTTTGGATTTAACTATGGTATCTGCATCGGGAATACCAACTACAGGTTCCTGACCCGGTTGAATACCTAGATATTTCTCGACAACCTGCGCCCTCTCGGATTCTTTTAAGACACCCGGTTGCAGTATCTTGTCTATCTGGACGTATTCTCTTATATCAACTGGTTTGTCTTGTATCATCTTCTGATGAAGGTCTGCGTGAGCTATTAGAATGGTCTGATATTGTTCAGGCAGTTCGCTGAACTCAGGGGATATGATGTATTTTCTGTGTGTTTCAAAGTGTGCGCCGTGGTCATCATACTTAAACAGTGGGTCTAAATTGAGGACTTCATCTTCTCCTGTTTCTGGATTGGGTTCGGCAAGCATTACTTTGAGTTCCCCTGAAGCAACTGATACGTTCTCCGCCTCTGCTCTTTCAACATCGTTGTTGACTTCGTCGGTGAAAGTGGACATACCCATTCTCTGTAAGATTTCCTGTCTGATAGATGGACTGATTTTCCCTTCTTCAAAGAATCCGTTTTGAATCATCTGTAAAAACATCTGTGACTGACCTGATTTGGTTTGTATCAAACCGGAATCCAACTCTAGCCGTACGTCTGTGTTCCCTCTTAAATCAGAGGCTTTGAACTTTTGAACTTTTACTTTATTGCCTCTCCCAAGGGTCTTAATCAGTCTTTCTTCGGTCATGATTTCCTGTGCGACCAAAAGGCGTTTCTTATAGACCCTCGATAATGACCTGTTGAATCTCTCAATGTCAGGGTAGCGTCCTCTTTCTGCTGTCTCTCTCAATCCCTCCGTTAGAACACCACTTGCGTTTGCTGACGGTTGATGGCCTTTTAAGACGTTCTTGGGGTCGCCCGATGCGTCCTGCATCTGCTGTTTCTGGAACTTTCTTTCTTCAAGAACCTGAGGCGGAAGAGGAGTCCCCTCCCTGAAATCAGGCTTCTGGCCCATGATTGGATTGTAGCTGAGAGCGATAAACCCATGGCCTCCAAGTCCGATTTTCTTCAAACCTACATCACCGGGGGTCAGGACTTTCGGTCTTCCCATTCCCTTTCGATTGACAGCGAGAGACTGGTCAATTTCGT